GCTACGTAAGGGATCTACTTCTGATGCTCTAAAAGCTCTAGATATGGCTCTCAAGCTACGAGATAGATACCCAGCAGAGAAGAAACAGATAGAACGCTACGATATACGCGCACAGTTCAGAGGCAAGTCGGCTGAAGAGATTAGAACCAAGTATCAACAGTTTAAGCAGGAGCAACGACGCTTTAGTAATCCACCTGTAGAAGACCCTATCGAGCTTAGCTCGACCTAGTAGCACCTAACTTGCATTTGAGAGTTTAGTTTGAAAGCTCCGAATCGATGCGAAACAAAAAACTGACATAATCAGTCAGACGCTATGGGTAGTTAGATACGCGAGATAAAAAATAGAATAAATCAATCGAGCTTAGCTCGATCAATAGTTGCTATAAGGCCAGCTAAGCTGGCTAAGCTGGCTAAGCTGGCTAAGGTAACAGGTAGTGATTGTTGGTTGACCCGCTTGGCACCGCCAGTGTATCGTTTTCTAGCATAGTTTGTCAAGGGCAAAATATATGGATAAAGACAGCAAACCACAAAGTGAAGAGGAGGAGAAGCTAGAGTTAATGGGGCAAGAGAGTGATAAGAAGGCGAAGCCTTATGTTATCGAGGTGCAGAAGGAAGCTGAGAAGAAGGAGCAGGAGCAGAAAGACAAGGAGCTTAACTGGGTAGATGACAAGAAGCGGTGGTGGAAGAGGTATCAATCGAGGTTAGGGGAGATATTGTATCACAAGATGTTAGGGATGGATTGGCCGTATTACTGGAAGTTTGGTGTTGATGTTAGTGAGGATGGAATAGCGGCTCAGTTTCTCACTGACAGGAAACATAAATATGCGAAGGGGATAAAGCCAATCAATAACCTACCGTATGATATGAATGCGATTAGAATTTTAGCCGAGCAGGTCGAGAACACAATTGACAAGCTACGGACTGACGAGATTGTTGTTCCGGGGAGTATTTTATTACCAGATGGAGAAAGACATAGACCTACTAACAACTGAAGAGATGTTAAATGATATGGAGGAGAACTACGAAGAAATCCGCAAGCGGAAGGCGGCGTACTATCTTACTAATCTATATGATTTTAACAAGCATGTGATGGGATGGCCTGACATCTCAGAAGTACCTCATCGTGAGCTATGCGATTTTGTTGATGACAAGTCGAAGCAGAAGAAGCTCATTTTACTCCCGCGGGGACACTTAAAGAGCAGTATGGTTACTGTCGGATATTGTGTTCAGCAGATTGCTCGCAACCCTGCTATACGGATTTTAATCATTAATGCCACTTATACGATGGCCTGCACTTTCCTGTCCCAGATTAAAAAGACTTTACAGTATAATAAGGTGTTTAGGGAGTTGTATGGTAGTTTTGACCAGAATGCGTCTATGTGGAGCAAGGATGGGATTATGGTTAGTCAGGTAGAGGGGGAATCGGAGTATTTGACCAAAGAGCCGACAGTTGTTAGTTGGGGTGTTGGCGGGAGTCTTGTTTCCCAGCATTATGATTTGGTTGTTATGGATGACCTTGTAGCGAGAGAGAACATTGGAACAAAAGACCAAATGGAGAAGGTAATTACCTGTTATCGGGATGTCCTAGACCTGTTAGAGACGGGGGTTGGCAAACACCCATACGAATTGATTGTTATTGGTACTCGATGGGATGACTATGACCTCTACGGATGGATTTTAGATAAGAAGAATAAGGTGTACAAGAACTTTAGCACTCTCATCAAGAGTGCGTATGAGGGGGATTTAGAAACGGGCGATGACCTCAAGGTGCTGTTTCCCAAGAAGTTCAACCGCCGACATTTGCTTGAACTAAAGGGAGAAAAAGGAATATACGAATTTTCGTGCCAGTATATGAACGATCCTGTGCCGAGCGAGTCGGCTACATTCAGAAAGGACTGGTTTAGATATTACGAGACATCTGATATTAAAGGAGAGTCGCTTAATATCTTTACTCTCATTGACCCAGCAGTATCAGTTTCTAGTTCTGCGGATTATTCAGCTATTGTAACTATTGGACTAGACAAGGCGCACAATATCTATATTATGGATATTGTAAGGAAGCACCTGAAGCCGATGGACTTAATTGACGAGATGTTTATGAACTATGAGCGGTGGCACCCGCACAAGATGGGGATTGAGGCGGTTTCGTTCTCTAAAACGATTAAGCCGTTTACAGAGGCAGAGATGAGGAGGCGTAATGTTTATATGCCGCTTGAGGAAGTAAAGCCGCTAAGAAATGAGGGCAAGGAATTAAGGATTGGTAGTTTAGAGCCTTATTATCGGCGGGGACAGATTTACCATAATCGCGACCTGCCACAGAATGAGAATTTAGAAGATGAGTTGATGAGGTTTCCTAAAGGGCGACACGATGATGTTATTGATGCTCTAGCCTACTTCCCCACTCTGGCCTTTCCGCCCCGCCAGAGAACGAGTAGTATGCGTAGAAGGAACCGCTATTTATACTAAACGCCCAGCTTAGCCAGCTTAGCTGGCCTTAACTGGGTGTGGTATGATTAACTTATGCCAGACAAAGAATACGGTATCCGTGGTAAATACAAACCAACAGGTAAAGAAATGGATGACCTTAAACTAGTGTATCAGCGGTTTGAGGAGATGAAAGAGGCTCGCCAGCCTTTTGAGACAAAATGGGATGCTAATGATAAACAGTATGAAGCTCTCAGACCAACGACACAGGATGAATGGCAGTCTAGTATCTATATCCCGATGACTACCGCAATTGTGGAAGGCATTTTAGCTGAGATAGTTGACCAGTCCCCACAGCCGTTAATTTTACCTCGCACCTCAGAAGATGTTGCCCCTGCGACCGTGATGAAATATGCTTTTGCCTATACTTGGGATATTGGCAATGGTGATATTGAGTTGTATAAGACCCTAAAGGATGGGCTTGTTAGGGGAACGGGTATCGCGCAGGAATACTTTCTGTCTACTCCACATAAGATACAAGAGCTAGTTAAATTTGACCCTGAGAAGGGAATTGAGGAATACGAAGAGCGGGAGATTTTAGATTTTGACGACCCGTTTATGGAGGCTCTTAAACTGGAGGACTTCTATCCTGACGACAAAGGCAGGTACCTTTTAGACGGCCCGCACTCTTGTCGGGATTGTATCCGCCGTTACATTATGGACATTGAGGATGTAAGGTCTTTTTTTGACCGTCCTGTTTGGAATGATTTGAATAATCTAAAGTATGTCCAGCCGGGCGGCGATACTGACCACTTTGAATTCTACAAACCCCCAGAGAGTATTAACAAGGAAAAAGAGATTGAGGTTTTATGGTATTGGAATAAACAGACGGACAAGCTGATTGTTGTTGCTAATGATGTTGTTTTACGCTCGTCCCCTAATCCGTATATCCACAAGCGGTTGCCATTTGCGCGCCTGACAGATATTCTAAGACCACACGAATTCTGGGGTAAAGGGGAGGCTGACTTACTGGAAAGCCTGAATGAGGAAATTAACAAAATCCGCCGTGGGAGACTTGACCGATTACATTTGAATATTGACCCGATGTGGCTCACTTCTGAAATGGAGGTTTTCGATGAGGTGGAATTGATTGCCAGACCACACGGAATGATTAGGACTTCTGACCCTGCGGCTACTAAAGAGATTCGTCCTAGTGATACTCCACCTAGCGCATATCGCGAGGAAGAACAGCTAAAAGAGGATGCGGTAAGAGTAACGGGGTTTGATGACCGCCTCCAGTCAGTCTCGACAACAGGAACAGCCACCGAAGCGGCGATTTTGAAGGAAAGCGCAATGAAGCGGATTAGACTAAAACTGAGGTTAATGGAGAAAGGCTTTCTAACCCAGATTGGTCGTTTAAGGGTAGCTAATATCCAGCAGTTTTACTCTACACCGAAGGTGGAACAGATTGTCGGGCAGAAGGACTCGATGGAGTATCGCAAGGCAGTAGAAAATGCAAGATCGGCAGGAACTTTGAGAAATATTGATGGGGAGGATTACACGGAGTCCTATCGTAAAGTTAGGCTAAAGGATAAGAAACTTGAAGAGCGTGGCAAGAATATTTTCGAGGTAGCTACTCGCGGATGGACTTTTTTCGAGCTTAAGCCTGAACATATTAGGGGTCATTTCGATATTAATGTCGAGGCAGGCTCGCAACTCCCAATTTCTAAGCCTCTATTGCAACAGAGGACAGAACAACTTGCCCAACACCCGATTATTATGGCTAATGTTGAACAGGGCAATTATGATATTGGTAAGATAGGGGATAAGCTGTTAAGGGCGCATGATTTTAACCCTGATGACTTCCGTGTTGAGGTGGCTCAAGAGGAAGTAGGAACTGAGGAACAGCGAATGGCTAAGGTTACCAAAGAAATCGAAATGGCTAATGTGGAGAATGAGGAAATGAGAAAGGGTAAACCTATCGGGCCGACACCATACGCGACACCGAAACACACGAGTATTCACTTATCATATATGAAGAGTGAGGAGTTTAAGAGAATTCCGCAAAACTCACCAGTGGTTAAGATATTTACGAACCACGCTAGTGGAGAAATGGAAGCGCAGAAACGCAGGGGTGGTGGAGAGACTGGGGGTGGGGTTGCAGGCGCGGCTAGTAGCGGAATGAATAAGATGCAAGGAGCGTTAACGCCAAATAAGGGGTCATCTAAGAACGCGATGCCCGCTAAGATGTTAGGTGGAGGTGAAACTCCCCCTGTAGCCGGATGAAATTAAAATGCCGCATATTTAATCTATTGCCCAAACTCGTGAGAATAACCGGTGTATTTTATATTCCGTCGTGGCTTAATTGGCTATTTGACTCTCCAGCAATGTGTGATATATGTAAGGAATATAATTATCTGCGTCCGTGTAATTGGAAGCTTGTGTTAAAAAGAAAGATAAAGTGTCGGTTTAATAAGACCTGTCCACACAAATGGAAGGCTTGTATTGATAGGTATAGATATGAACACGCTAACTATGCCACCTGTAAGAAAAACAGAGATGAAGCTAAAAAAAGAACTTCTCGCTGAAGCGGGATTAACCAAAAGCGATTATAGTAACTTAATTGACCTAAAACAGTCTAAATATTGGGCGGGGCTGGAGGTATTTTTCAAGAAAAGAATAAACTACCTGATTAGGAAAACATCCCGCCTGCCAGTTGAAAGCCCGCTTTTAGCGATAAAAAAAGCTAAACTTGATGGCGGGATTGAGGAAATTGTTAAAATGGACATCATTATTAAGAATGCTAACACACTTTTAGAAAAGAAAGGAGACTAATATGCCCTTAAAAGGAAATATACGCTACAGATGGAAGAAAACAAAGTCCGGCAAGAAAATCCGCCTTGCTTTTAGGGGAAATAAGGTGGTGGAAGTGAAAAAAAAGGGCGGGAAAGCGAAAAAGGTGAAAAAAAAGAGCCGTAAGACAAAGAAACATAAAAATTGGTAATGTGGGTAACCTCTTACTGTAGGAGTCCCCACACATTTAAGTAACCTCCGCCATCGGCGGAGCCTGAAAGGTGGTGATACAGAATGCCAGATAATACAAGTGAAAAACTACTTGCGGGCAAGTACAAATCTGTTGAAGAGCTGGAAAAGGGCTACCAAGAAACTTCTGGCGAGGCTTCTCGTATGGCCGAGGACATCAAGGCTAAAGAAGAAGCTCTCAAGAAGGTTGAAACGGAACTTAAAGAAGCCCAAGAACTAGTCAATGTAGTTCAACCAGCAGTAAATTGGATGACTAGTCAACCTGAGATTGTTGACCAATACCGAATCGCCACAGGGCAAGCCCCATTAAATCCGCAGAAGAAAGATGATAAGGAACCCCCTGCGAAGAAAAACGAGGAGGTAGAAGACCTTAAGCAGAAACAGAAAGCGGTAGAGCAGGAGTTAGCCTCGGTTAGAAGTATGCAAAGACAGCAAATCATTGCTGAGTTCGAGAAGCGGCACGGGTTTAATGAGATGGAAAAAGAGCAGGCAACAAAGTCGAGGGCGGCGATTGGCACAATTGCTCAAAAGTTTACCCGACAGGATATGCAGAAGTTATCTCCTAGTCGGCTTAATGATGTGTTGGAAGATGCGTGGACGGTGCATAGCGCCGAACAACTAAAAGAAACAGGCAAGTTGGAGGGATACGCAGAATCTCGTAAAAGAGAGGGTGCGAGAATTGTTGGTGCGCCATCGGGGTCAGCAAAGAAAGATGATACCCCATCATTAAGCTTTGAAGAACGAGAAGTAGCAGAGAATGCGGGGGTAAGCGTTGAAGATTACGCCAAAGCAAAGCAAAAAATCACTGCGGGGGACTATACATCGAAGGACTAGTATTTTGGTACTTGACAAACTGTGATATATGGTTTAGTATGTGAGGGTAATAAAGAGGCGTTCGCGTTTGCGGCGCCTCTTTTTTATGGCAGCAGGATATGGATTTACCCCCAAACGATGGGCTCAGGACGCGGGAGCGACCACTGATTCCTTCATCATAGCTAACGACGAAACAATCAATAAGGGTGATGCGGTGCGGTTAGATACCGACGGGTTTCTTGTTAGGGCCGGAGCTAATGAAACTCTCTTGGGTATTGTAGTTGGGCTGATTACTCGTGATGGGATTTCTTTAGATAATACTCCTCCAGCAGATTATGGCGGCACTTACACTTCAGGGAATGTGGGGACGGAAAGTTATGTAGCGGCTGATGACAATGAGACGGAAGATCGAGTTAATGCCTTAGTTCACGTCGGCAATGGAGTAGCTTATCTCGGTCGATTAGATGCAGACTTAGGGACAACGGCTGCCTCGGTGGTCGGGGCCAGATTCGATATAACGGCGGCAGCTGATAGAATTGATGAAAACACGGCAACTGTTGGAACTGCACAAATGGTTTGTGTAGATAATGACCCGACAGGCGATGATTACGCCCTGTTCCGAATTTTCGAGACACAGGTATACTAAATAACTTATGGCAACATATAGAGCAAATTTTCCAGACCTTCTGGAGCCAGTCTTCAGAAAAATATTCGACGACAGATACAAGGAGCTTCCACAGGAGTTTCCTACTATCTATTCTGTTAGTAATTCCGGCAAACAGCAGGAGAAAGATTCGGCGGTAAGTGGTTTCGGGTTGCTAGAGTTAACTCCTGAGGGTGGGGCGATTAACTACGAAGACCCCGTACAGATGTATGATAAGACTTACACTCACCTAAAGTACACTAAGGGATTTAAGATTTCTGAGGAAATGTACGAGGATGACCAGTACAATGTGATGAAGAAAAAGCCGAAAGCTCTGGGGCGGGCGGTACGACGGACAGCAGATTACTATGGAGCACAGGCATTTAACAATGCGTTTAATACGGCTAATCCGGGTGGAGATGGGGTGCCGATGTGCTCGACAGTTCACCCTCGTTCAGATGGTGGTACAGCACAGAGCAATGCCAGCGCAACGGGGATTACTCTAACAGACCAGAACCTAGCTGTAGGCCGAATTGCAATGCGGGGACAGTTGGATGACAAGGGAATGAGAATTCTTGCGAAAGCTAATACCATCCTGACGGGAGTAGAGTTGGAAGATACCGCGAAGAGGCTAGTCGGTTCTGCCAAGCGACCAGGGGTTGCTGATAATGATATTAATGTCCACGAGAATGCTTATACTCTCAGGGTTTGGGATTATATTACCAGCGATACCGCTTGGTTCCTACTTGGTGATGACCGAGAACTAAACTGGTTCTGGAGAATTAGGCCAGAGTTTAAGCAGGATGACAGATTTGACACGGGGATGGGTTGCTATAAAACCCGAATTCGCTTCTCGTATGGCTGGAGCGACTGGAGAGCAATTTGGGGGTCTCAAGGAGATGGTGCGGCTTACGCCGACTAGGGGTAGGTCTTGCCATCCCTAGTTAAACGAAATGCCGAATACACCATCAACACACTTTGTAAAATTTGCAGGCAGAATACCATGCCAATCGGAACCGCCTACTCCTAATCCGTACACTGGCGAGTTGTGGTATGACACTGATACCCATGCCTTGATGCTTTATAACGGGGCGCAGTGGGTGGGAGTGCTCAATCTAACGACATCGACCAGTACTTCCTCAAGTACTTCATCGTCAACCAGCACGAGCACTAGTTCCACATCAACGAGCACAAGTTCAAGCACATCGTCATCGACGAGCACCAGCACGAGTTCGACGAGCACCAGCACTAGTTCGACGTCGACTTCGACTAGTTCAACATCGACAAGCACCAGCTCGACGAGCACAAGTACAAGCTCAACAAGCACCAGCTCGACAAGCACCAGCACATCGAGCACGAGCACCAGTACATCGAGCACCAGCACGAGCTCAACCAGTACCAGCTCGACCAGCACCAGCTCAACTAGCACGAGCACCAGCTCAACGAGCACGAGCACGAGTTCAACCAGCACAAGCACATCGAGCACGAGCACAAGCTCGACTTCAACATCGACCAGCTCGACCAGCACAAGTAGCACATCAACAAGTTCGACATCTACCAGTACGAGCACTAGCACATCGACTAGTACCTCGACGACAGAATAATGTCATACATACACTCAGTGCCGATTGAAGCGAACAGTATAACGGGTAGCACTTTACTAAAAACGGTAACGCCAATGTCTGGACTTGGGAAAGTTTACGCAGTTACTTTGATAGCAAATCTAAAGGGAGGGAATGCGACACTGACTTTGTACGATAACACGGCGGCGGCGGGGGAGAGAGAGTGGGCTATCTCAGCAACGGCTGGAACGACAGAGTCGGTAACTTTTCCTGACAGCAAGCCGCTGAGATTTAACAGAGGGATTTATGCGGCCTTAACTGGTGGAATGGCAATTGCTTCTATCCAGTTTGATTAAAAATGCCATACACACACTCAGTACCAATCGAAGCGAACAGTATTACGGGTAGTGCCCTACTTAAAACCTGTAACAGGGCGAATGGGGTTGGGAAGGTTTATGCAATAGAGATAACAGCGAGCGCACAGGCGACAGCAATCTTGACCTTGTGGGATAACAATGCGGCGGCAGGAGAACGGGAGTGGGTTATCTCAGCAACAGCGGGAGACTCAAACGGGAGAACTTTTCCTGATAGTAAGCCGCTGAGATTTAACAGATATATATATGCACAATTAACTGGAGCAGGGGCAATAGCCTCTATCCAGTTCGACTAAAATGTCTCAAGAAGTAACACCGGGAACACATTTTACAAGATTTGCGGGAATGATTAGATGTCAGTCCGAACCACCAACTGATAATGTTCAGGATGGTGAGCTGTGGTTTGATAGCGATACTGACAATCTGATGATTTATTGGGATGGTGAATGGAGAGGAGTTTGCCCAATGACAACTTCCACTTCAACATCATCGACTTCAACTAGCTCGACTTCTACCTCTACTAGCACAAGCTCGACCTCAACCAGTTCAACGAGTACTAGTACGAGCACAAGCTCTACCAGCACAAGCTCAACCAGCACAAGCACATCGAGCACGAGCACAAGCTCAACTTCAACATCGACCAGCTCGACCAGCACCAGCTCGACCTCAACCAGCACGAGTTCAACCTCGACGAGCACATCGAGTACGAGTACCAGCTCTACATCAACCAGCACGAGTACGAGCACATCGAGTACGAGTACTTCAACCTCGACTTCCAGCTCTACATCAACCTCCACGACCACAACCGCTTAACCCTTGACAAACTTTTCGAGATAGTATAATGTGTATCGAAACGGAGGCAACTATGCGTGCATTACACAATCCTCGTCAATCACAAGCCCCAATAAACATCACTTTCGAGCAAAAAGTCCTCAAGTTAGGAGCTGGCGAAACCCTTTTATTTGAAGATAACGAGGGTGATTTTTTGATTGAACGGTATCCGTGGGTTAAGACTGTAGCTAGTAAAGATGTAAAGAAACGCCCTGACCTTAAACCCTCTAAAAAGATTTCTCCAAATATGCCCGATGAAAACGAGACGGTAATGCAGAATATACAGAAAGAGGTTTCTGGAGATGATTTTTATGGTGCAGGGGTAGAAGAAGATAATGTCTAAAAAAGTAACCATTTTCACCACATTTACAGGCGCAGACCAAGCCTACTCCCTTAATCGGGTAACCCAAGACCAGATTAAGATGTTGCTGTTAAATGGATATGAGCCGACGGTGATTACCGCTGAGGGGTTTAAGCCGATTGAGATGTACGCTCACCCTAAGGTAACGATTAAGAATATCCCCAATGTGCCTGTAAGTAACGAGGCCAGAATGGATAATACCTTTAATCAGGATATTAGACGGTTGGAAGGAGCTTTGACAGAAATCCTCAAAGACACAGATATTTGTATCACTCACGACATCATTTATCAGGCGGCGGCCTTAAAACATCAAATTGCGGCTAAACGAGTCGCTAAGGTATACCCCAAACTTCGTTGGCTACACTGGATACATTCGGCAACCCCGCCAGCCCGTTTAGCTGATATGACCCAGCACTTTGCTGACGAGTTTGCTAAAGAGATTAGAAATAAGTTCCCTAATAGCTTTCTCGTCTATTTTAACTCGTGGTTCATTCCCGCTGTTGCTAAATCTTTCGATGTAGAGCAGAACGAGGTTAAATTAGTTCCCCACGCTACAGACTTCTGTCGGTTTAAGAAATACGAGAAAAACACGATAAAACTGGTTAGGGCAAAGGATATGCTTTCCGCAGATGCGATTGCGGTCTATCCAGTGCGCCTAGACCGAGGCAAACAGGTGCAGTATGTTATTGAGGTAATGGCAATGCTAAAGACGCTGGAAAAGAGTGTGAGGGTAATTATTGCTGACTTTCACTCGACTGGTGGTGATAAAGTAACCTACAGAGACGAGTTAAAGAAAATGGCGGCACAATGGGGTTTGAACGAGCAGGAGATTACCTTTACCTCTGAGTTCTTACCAGAATGGCATTTAGAAGTTCCTTATCAAGTTATTGGTGATTTAATGGATTTGGCGAACACTTTTATCTTCCCGTCCTGTTCTGAGAGTTACTCACTGATTACACAAGAGTCAGGGCTTTCTAGGCAAGCTCAGGTGCTCAACTTTAATCTAACGCCGCTAATGGGTATTTTCGGGCCGCACCCATATTACAAGAAGTTTGGGGAGGCGGCGGTTGACCCGTTTAATAACGAAGACCCGGGAACGATGAAAACAGAATATCAGAACGAGCGGATGTATATGCTAGATGTAGCAAGGCTGATTAACTACGAATTGGAGACTAATCGTATACTGGCACAGGAGAGGTTTCTAAGACGACACCGTAACCTAAATGCTGTGTTTAAGAAGTATATCGAGCCGCTATTTGCTTATGAACCAAAAGAGGAGGTGAAATCACAATGAGTTTAATCAAAAATAAGAAAGAAGATAAATACTGTCAAAATTGTACGAACAACCGACGGCACGAGTTTATTATAGATATTGGCGGGTACTCAATTAGGCTGTGCAAGCAATGCTGGATTGGCTTTGCTCTTGGGGTGAAGCGGGACTTTGAGTTCTTCTTGCGCGATGAAGATGGTTTTAGGCGAGCAACAAGACAGACAAAGGCTTTTCTAGAAAGCGACGATGCTAAACCAGAAGAAGGTAAAAAGTAGTTTAATCAAGTGGGTGGAAAACCACCCTGATGTCTGGCACAATGACCATTTCTGGTATGTGCAGAATGCGATTGGGGATATTCTTGGCTGGCCCGATTGGTACTCGGAGTTTATAACGGAGCTTTATGAAACAGTTAAAAAGTGATGCCGCTGTCATTGGTTACGGAACAGTGGGCAAAGCCACCGCTGATGCCTACGGTATCTACAACTACTATGACCTTAAGGGAAGTAACATTACGCTTGAAGAGGCGAGTAAACTACGCTTTGTGTTCATTTGTTTACCTACCCCTATTAAAGATGGTCGCTGTTATACTAGGGATATTGATGCGATTGTCAGGCAGATTAGAGGGTATGGCACTAACCCTATACTCGTCTTACGTTCGACGGTTATACCGGGCACAACTGCAAACCTTAGAGAGAAGTATGGGGTCGAAATTGTCCACCTACCAGAATTCGGATGCGCTAAAACAGCTTCGAGAGACGCTAGGGAACCCGCAGTTATCGTTGTCGGGGGGGCGGGAAATAAGCAAGTCCGCAATGCTGTCGTTGGGCTTCACGAAGGAGCAAATTGCCCGATTATTGAGACCGACAGTACCACCTCAGAAACAATCAAGTACGCCTACAACTGCTGGTTTACCACCAAAGTAGTCTTTGCAAACCAGATATATGACATCTGTCAGAGAAGCGGGGCAGATTATCAGAAGGTTAAGGAGGCGTTTGAAGCGCATCCGTGGATAGGTGAGAACCACTGGGAGATTTATCACGACGGGTATCGGGGAGCGAAAGGGGCGTGTTTACCGAAGGACACGGAAGCATTCAACTCATATCAACCTTTTCCATTGTTGAAAAAGGTGATACAACTTAATCGTGAATACTGGCACAAGAAATAGTTTTTCAATCATAATACCAATACACGGAGAAAGGGACGGGTACAGACCTATCCAAAGTATTCTATCCCAGCAGTACCCGCGAGAGTTGATAGATATTGTGGTAGTGGAAGATCAAGGTGCCCATATTAAACCTTTACCTGACGGTTTGCCGATAAATATAGCTGCGCATCATAACGAGCGACAAGAGAGAGCAATATCCCGTACGGAGGGAATGGAGGCGGCTAAAAACGACTGGATTATCTGGCTAGACAGTGATGATGAGTTTGTGAGTACCACACTCTATAATCTTGATTATTGGATTAGGAAGTGCCCTGAGTTTACTATATTCCACTACGGCGGGATAGTTTACTGGGAGGCTAATAAGTGGGATGAGGAGAATTACGAGCC